ATACGGTCTTATCGTCCATAAGCAGGATTGTATGCACATAGCTGCTTTGTTGTCAAGGTGTGCGATTCTCTTTCTTGACGATTCGGGCCGATTCAACAACCCACCGTGCAAGCAAGCGCAGGACGGCGATAGGCACAGCATTTGTTTTCTTAGACATAGAATCCTTTCATGCAGCGTAGAGTTTCATTTCAAGGGCCATCAAAGCAGCCCTAACATTTCCGAGCGCATCTTTAATGATCCTTGCACAGTTGGGGACCGGCTTGTCTGACTCGCTCTTCCAGACCCGCTCTAGCAGCGCGGCGGCATCCTCTTGAATCCCATAGTTCCCGAACTTCATAGACCGGCAGCGGCTTGTGAACTTAGCGGGAAGCTGGTCTATCTCGTTTGATGTGAAGACCCAAACGGTATCGGGAACTGTTTCTGTGCCGTCAAGATAGCTTAGGAGCGAGTACTGCGTTGCCTCTGTGGAGCGGTCAATCTCATCCACGATAACGACGTGCCGTTTGTATCCCGGAGGAGCGCAGTGCCAGCAGGAGAACACCGTGTCATTGATGGTTTTCACGCTGCAATCGCCAGCGCGTACATGGTGAACGAATCCCTGCAACTCATTCGCCAGGGCATAGGCCATGCTCGTTTTGCCCGACCCGGCAGGGCCATAGAAGAGAAAGCCAGCGTTTATTGGACGTGCTACGAACCCGGCCAGGACTTTCTTGACCTCGCTCAGACCGGCAAAGTCCGCTACACGTTCCGGCTTGTACTTATCAGACAAGGGAACTGGGAAATCCAGCGTTGCATCCGGCTCTAGCTCTGCAAACATCAAACATTGCGTTGCCATGAATCACCTCACTGTCACCTTTATAGGCGAGTCCATAATTAAAGTCTGTGTCCACCATCACATACCCTTGTGACGTGCTATTCACTCGCCAATCAACCGCCAATTGAGGTAAACTGACCGCATGGCACCTAGAGTTAGACCCGTCATCACAATGCCGGTAGGCGAAGTTGTAGGCCAGCACACAGGGGCAGGCGATAGAGCCATCGCGCTCAAGCTAGAGCATCCAGAGTTGTCGGATAGCAAGATAGCGGCCAGGGTGGGGTGTCATCCGTCCCTAGTCTCAAGGGTTCTCGCCAAATTCCTCGGAGACCATACTCAAGAAGAACTCAAAGACTTCCAAGATAACAAAGCTAACCTATTTGATGCGTTGCAGTTGAGAACGCTTATGTCTATTACTGACGAAGATATAGCAAAAGCTCCACTGCTCCCACGGATCACCGGCGCGGCAATACTTGAAGATAAGGGGCGCACAATACGCGGTTTAGCGACGCAAGTTAATGTATCTGTTCTACTTGATCTGCGCGACGCGATACGGGATATGCGAGAGCGGCCAGCCGTGCAAGTCATTGATAATGAGGCCAATACTGCCATAGGATAGCCTTACCGAGGTGCCAGTGAAGCGTCCTACGGCGTCTATCTTCGTCTATCCTTCGCTTTATCAGGCACTTGAGGACAATCAGCACTAGAGCAGCGCATCTATATAGATAGCCAATCAGCAGGCGATCAGCGCAGCATCGGCAACCGTGAGGGTGGTCCGGTACGCTGATACACTGGCTAGAATTTGTATCGCTTTTATTTTCAATGAGATGGACGAAAGTAGGACCCATTGACCCCCGGTGCCCCCCAAATGAGGCCGGGGTGGGTCGATACGTACATATCCCATCTTAGCGATTTTCCGCAAAATAGTATTACTTTGTAGTTGACTTTATGATGACAGTGTAATACTCTGTAGTCAGTGAGGATATTATGGAATTCAAGAGGACGCCTGAATGGGAATTGGACCAGATCATCATGAAGCCGCCACTTTGGTGGACTTGGGACAGCGAGGATTCTGGAACTCTTAGCGTAGATGTGGTAGCGAGAGCCGACTATGAAAGACTTCTCGAAGTGGCTAAGAAATTACGTAGGGAGTAGTCATGCCAGTGATTTCCATACGAGTGAGTGACGAGTGGTTGGCATACGTAGACGCCGAGGCGGAGCGTTGCCGGTGGAAGCGGAATGCTGCGGTGGTAAATCTTACGTGGGACGGGTTGGAGGTTCGTGGAGCTTTAGGCGAGCATCCTTCGGATTCAATAGAGCCTCAACCTGCAAATGGAAATGTTGGCCTGAATGCGGTCATGCACAAGGATAATCGCCAGTGCGCGATCAATCCACTATTACAAAATTTGCCAATGATTGCAGTGGACAAGGAGAAGCGGGATGGGATTATCGCCGGAAGAGTGCGTAATGACGTGGCTCCTGGTTTCTCTGATCGAGAGGGCCAACGGGCGGCAGATGACGGGAGCGGAGGCGTGCGAGTTCATAAAGCTCCACGGGGAGAATCTTCACCAAACGGTAAAACTTCTGTCTCCGATGGTTCAAGGCCTTGCCCGTCCTGTCCCCGTTGCGGGGAGTCCAAGGGTGTCGTTCCCTGGGGAAGCGGGAATCGGTGCCAAGAGTGCAAAGTGAATTTCTGAGGGAGTTGCTTTATGGGGTTACCGATTCGAGTCAATGATGCACCAGAGGGGGTGTAAGGGATGAGCTTCAGGGATGATTTTAGGAGACGTTTGACGGAGGATTTGATGATGAGCGACGAGAATTACGTAGTACCGGAAGGGATGTTGGCGGCGGTGATTGCGTACATGGGATGGGATGAGCCTAATGAAGACCAATGCGCAAATCGGATAGGCGTTGAGGTCAGGCGTATTCTCGAAGTGGCTATCCGCTGGCAGGACAGCCACTTGCCCAACGACCGTCTAGTTAATCCAATCGGCCAGACCGCCGAATCTTACAATCAAGGCTACGCGAAAGCAATCGCGGACCTGCGCCGGATGTACCTCGCACCAGAGCCGGAAGTGCCAGAGGAGATTAAAGACTTGCTATTGAACGAGGACGCCCCTGAGTTCTCCCGCCCAACACGCAGATTTTTCAATATCAATCTCCTCGAAGCCTACCGGCGCGGAAAGGCAGGACGTTGATGGCAGAGCCTATCGGCAAGAACGGCTATACCCGGCGGGAACTTGAGGTGGCGATCTACGGGTACGAGTTGACGTTGAAGCGCCACGAGGACGCGGCGCGGGAGATGCGCAAGACACTCAAGGGACTGAAAGAGAAGCTGGCGGCGATGAAGGAAGGTGATACACTTCCAGTGAGGTGATTTATGCCATTGTTGACAGTGACTTTAGGAGCGGGAGCTACGCAGTTTACCACGCTTCCCTTACGCGCGATGCAGTTGAGAGCGTGGCAGGGAACGTCCGTATCGTTTATCGGCGACTCTTCGGCGGTTGCCACGACTACGGGGATTCCGGTGAAAGTTGCGAGTCCTACGGCTGACCCAACAATCATCGGGCCATTCACCAGCGGAGCAATCAACCTGAATCAGTGGTATGGGATTGGAACTGCTGCCGACGTGATTCACATTCAGTACACGCTGGAGGAGTAATGAAAATCGAAGTAGGACAAGTGTGGTCAACCCATCGCGGTTTGGTCATGGTAAGTAGCGCCCCTGTCGGTAACGTTGTTCGGGTTGGGAAGGCAAAAGCGCGCGGGAATACCTATGCCATCGTCGGAACTCCGTCCCTAATGAGGACCGCCAAACTTCTCTGTGGAACGTTTGTACTCGACACCGAGTTGGCATGATCTGGAGGAGTAATGGGGAAGCGTGAGCAGCCGGACGTGCTGGCGAGGCTTGTCGGCGCGGACGGCAAGATCGACCCTGCCAAGGCTGTCGAGACTGCTAACTCTCTAATACGTATTAGCTTGCTTAGAATGAATCGGGTGCAAGACCCGTTTGTAAGGATCAAGAACAAGTACGGGCGTACGCCTCGCAGACGGATTCTCAAGCCCGGCGAAAAATGTGGGAAAACAAGAATCTCCGTTTGCGAATCAATAGCTCATGCCATGGGATTCAGGCCGTGGCTGAGAAACGATGATCCAGATTACAAGATTTCGATTCGTGTTCCCAACCAGGGATTTATGGGTTGTCAGACGATGGCTCAGTCTGTGTCGGCTAAGATCGAACCGGAGCTTGCCATGCTCATCCCGGCGCACTGCGCACCGGACTGGAAGCGGGATACAACCGGGGCGTTGAAATCGGTCACAATAAAATACGATTTCGATGGGCGGTTGTGCGGTTCCGCCCTCCACGTCCGGTCGTATAACCAACTCGCGGACACGTTTCTAGGCATCGACTATGACCACTACGGATGGGATGAGCCGCCTCCGCACGATTTGCTGATTGCGGCCGAGCGCGGCAAGGTCACAACAAATGCACCTTCCTGGTTCGCCATGACCCCGCTCTATGGAGCGCCCTACTTCTACGATATGTTTTCCGTGAAGGCGTTTAACGGGGGCGGGGACGATCAGGAAATTGCTATTTTCACCGGAACGACCTGGGATAACTGCCAGGATTATTGCAGGCAGTGCGACGAGTACATCCCGGCAAACGACCCAGTCAACATGGCCGACCCTCACGGGGAGCGCCCGGTAAACAACTGCCCCAAATGTGGACAGATCATGGGGTTCATCCCAAGGGCAGGCATAGAGGAGTACGCCAAGCTATTTACCGACCCAGAGGAGTACGACGCGCATATAGGCGGCAAGGAAGGCCACCTGAGCGGGCTGGTGTACAAGACTCTCGACCGGGCGGTGCATCTCTACAAGGACTTCAAAATCCCCGCCGATTGGATGCGGATTGAGGCGGTTGACCCGCACGATGCCCGCCCCACACGCTGGCTGTTTGCGGCGGTCAGCCCGGAAGATATTCAGATTAACGGGAAACCGGCGAACCGAATCTACGTTTATGCGTATCTTTTAGCTAACGGGAACGTGGAAGAGATTGCTCGACAGGTAAAAGTGAAACGGGCAGAACACAACTATGCGGAACCGGCGTTCGTGGTCCTCGATGCCAAATACGGCGCAAGGACACAGCTCAACGACACCTCGTGGGAAGATGAACTCGACAAAGCGGGAATCGGACGCATCCGACTCTCGCACTCCGAAGCCGGAGACATTGCTCTGGGTCACAAGCGAGTGAAAGAATACCTGCAAAACCACTACTCCACCGTGAAGAGCAAGGAGATACCGGCGCTGATGTTTGCCGAGGAAGGTTGTCGGGGTGAACGGGGTCCGACTCAGGATTTATTCAACTATCAGTGGAAAACTGGAACGGATAAACCGGAGGAGCAGTACAAAGATTTTTGCGATACAGTCAGGTATCTTTGCCTGGAGCAGCCGGTTTACCAACCGCCAAACGAGAAGAACGATTTGATCGCACAATTTCTGGCGGCACGCAACGAAACGGATTACAACCCGCTCTCATACGGGTTACGGAGCGCCAATGCTTGAGTATGCAGTTGAACCACTAACGCCCGCCGTAATCGAGGAAATGGCCGAGCATCAACAGAAATACTGGGAAGAGACAGAGGCTCATTATAGGAAATTTCCCCTCAAGATGAAGTGGCATATCTTCCTGAAATCACAAGACGTAGGGGCATTGAGAATGGTTACTATCAGGGATGATGCGGTGCTAAAGGGTATGGGTCTATTGATCATCACAGAAGACCCGATCTGCGATTGCATCCTGGCTTCCATCGCGCTCATCTATGTTGTTCCTGAATATCGTAGGGGCAGGGTAGGGATTGAGTTGGCAAAGATGCTTTTGGATGAGGCACGACTCTCAGGAGCACAGCTAATAACCGCCCAAACATGTATCCACAACAATGTCCAGCGCATATTCGAATACCTTGGGTTTACAGATTATGGTAGATTGTTAATTAGAGAGGTGCAGTAATGCCACCATTGGTAATCGCCGCAGGAATTATGGCTGCTGCTACAGTTGGTGAGGGAATCTACGAGGCGGTGAGCAAGCCTTCCGCGCCCGTGGCTCCCACTCAGGCGCAAACCAACGAGCAGACGGCTCAGGCGGCTCAGGCATCGGCTTTGGCACAGGCTCAGGCATTGACACAGCGCCGGGGCATGGCAAGCACGATGCTGCAAAGTCCCATGACCAGCGGTAATGCTACAGTAGGGAAAGCGACTCTAGGGGGTTGAAATGGTTCTGGTATTCAAGAACGGCGAAGAGGAAATAGCGAGACACGAATCTCCGTACATCCCCAAAAAGGATGATGAGATCAAACTTGGCAAGCGCCATTTCATTGTCAGAAAGCTCGTGTACGAGTTTTACGGGTCAAATAACGCTCATCTGGCAGAAGTGTTCATGGATGAAATGGAGTCGTAGATGGCTTCTGTCGGTCTAGCCACGCCGTATATGGACTCCGGGGGATATGCACCCTCCCGGCTGAATGATCGTTCCGCCGACAATAGGGCGAAAGATGCCCAAAAATACTTACAAGTCCTTGCACAAGAAAGACTTCCGTGGGAGTGGATGATCGATCAACTTATTGCCTACGTGAATCATGGGCGTAGGTCTATACAAGATAAAGACTTATGGCCAGGACAACCTACCGGCCAAGAGATTTACGATGATTCCGCCATGCTGGCGTGCAGCAAGTTGGTTGATGGGATGGTAGGGTATCTCTGCCCTCGCAATCAGCGATGGTTTGCGCTGCAACTTCCCGGCGTACTGAATTTTCCACGAACTTCCCGGATGCGAAGCTGGACCGGAAAAAGCGTTGACTCCTATCCGGAGGTTCAGAAATGGATGCAGAATTCCCAAGACGTAATGGAATCAGCGTTTAACCGTTCTAATTTCTACGACATTAACACCGAGTTCATCCGTGATGATGCGTCAACCGGAACGGCTCATCTGATAATCGAGGAAGACGTGGCGGCGGCTAGGACCGTTTTCACTGTTCCTCATTTTCGGGAGTGCTATATAGCTGAAAACCGATTTGGGCAGGTCGATACAAATTATCGTGTCTACAAAATGACGCTCCGGCAGTTCGTTCAACAGTTCGGCATGGAAGCGATGAAGAGGGCGGACGATAACTTTGAGAAGGATTACGAGAGCAATATGCACTCGGAGCGCGAAGTTCTCCACGCGGTCTACCCCCGAAAAGATTACATGCCTGGGCGCATCGATGCGAAAGGGAAGAAATGGGCATCCGACTGGGTTTATCGAAAAGGCGGAAAGATACTCGAAGCATCAGAGGGCGGAGACATGGGAATCTCGATGCTACACGAGGGCGGCTACGACTCCATGCCCATTATAACGACGAGGTGGAGAAAGAATTCGGACGAACTCTACGGGCGGGGACCGGCGCACGACGCCTGGGTCGCCATTGCGTTAGCGAACCAGATGGGGAGAACCAACCTGATTACGGCCCAGAAGGCGGCTGAACCGCCCCTGGCTGCGTATGAGGATCAGCGCGGGAAGGTTCAGCGGGGGCCAAACGGAATAACATTTATCTCTCCGAATCGTGGTTCTATTCGGGACATCATGCCTCAGCCTCTTACGACTGGAGTCCAGAATCTTCCGTTCAACATCGAGTATCAGGGCAGGGTTGTACAGATCATTAATGAACATTTTCATTCCGACATCTTCACAATGCTGAGTCAAATCGGGCAAGAGAAGGGGATGGGAAGGCCGGTAACAGAGCAAATCTCTGAGATGCAGAGCGAGAAAGCGGCAGTTCTGGGAACCCGCATCGGCAACCTGCAATCGGAGGCTTTCAATCCCATAATTGCGCGGATGTTCGATATTGAGGCTCGCGCAGGACGCATTCCCGAACCGCCGCAAATTCTGTCTGAATCTATGCACGAAGGTATTAAGATTCAATACCTTGGGATGCTGGCGCAAGCTCAGAAACACGTTAGCGAAGTGCGTTCGATTCAGTCTGGTCTAGCTCTTGTTCAACAGGTTGCGCAGATCGACCCGCTAGTGCCTCACTATATCGACAGCGTAGACATACTCCGTCATGCGTGGGATGCGGTAAGTGCGCCAGCAACAGGGATTCTGAGTGACAAGGCCATTGCTCAAATTCGCCAGATGGCGGAAAAAGAGCGCGAGAAACAGCAGCAGATCGACAACGCGCCCAAGATTGCGAAGGCGGCGGCGCTGGCTGGCAAAGCGGCGGAACCGGACAGCCCTATGAGGACGATGATGGGCGGCGGTAAGGAGCCGGGAGAATGATCGACTACACTCCGCAAAAAGACGCCAGACAGATTGCCACAAAGGAAATGCGGCAGAATTATCGAAACGTGTTTGGTTCGGCTGAGGGGCATAAAGTTCTTGGGGATATACTCTCCTTGTGCCATTACGGGGTTCCATTAACCAACGACGTGGAGCGGATTGAGTACAATGTTGGTCTTGAGATTGCGCAGATGTGCGGGTCAGAAGAGGCGGCAGAGGCGTATGATTCATTTATGAAAGAACGCTATGCCGAAAAGGTTTAGTGATATGATGAGCGAAGTGGATTCCCTATTGGGAATTGTGGAGAGTTGAGATGGCAAATCCAAGTCCAACGTATAGCGGTGTGAACTTGCCGGGAGCGGATGCTCTGCGAATTCCTACGGAGCGATGCGGGTTTGTCGCCAAGCCCACGCAAACACAACCGGCAGTAGACACATTCGGCGAACTCGACCTCGGCGGGATGGGCGCAAGCACCATCACGCTCAATGCGCAACAGGCTGGGGCATCTCTTATCACCCTGACTCCAACTGGGAATGTGATTCTTGTGTTCCCCACGTGCCAGCCTGGGGCCTCGGTGTTCGTCCAAAACCTGGGCGGGGCCTCCGTAACCGTCACTTGCGAAGTGAATGGCAACACGACCAACACCGCTGTTGTCACCTACGGCAAGATGGGAACGGTAGTGCATACGGGGACCAACGGCGGAATGTATTTGGCAGGTTTGACGTAAAGAGTTTGGTTTTTCACAATTCGGGTCCGTTGAGAGTCCGGCGGGATTCAAAGCGGCGCAAGCAAGACCATGACGGCTATATGGAGCCATATCTCCTGTAGCCGTCATTTTTTTGGCCCGTACTTTTTTGAAGGAGTAGTAAATGCCAGAAGCAGCAGTTGTCGAACAACCGGTAACGGAAAACTCGACGGGCAACCAGCCGCAGGAAAGTCTGGGATGGCGGTCGGCGATATCTCCCGATCTTCAAAAGAATGAGGTTTTGACACCGTACAAGAATGTGAACGATCTCGCGAAAGTGCACATCGAGACGGTGAAAAAGGCCAAAGACTTAGAGGAAAGAGTAGGTAACTCGATCCCCAAACTGGGCGAGAATGCGACGCAGGAAGAGCGCGATAAGTTCTATACCTCACTCGGACGGCCCGAAAAGCCGGAAGGTTATGAGCTAGACCCCGATAAGAAGAATGCGCCTGAGTGGAACAAGTATTGGGAGGACACCCTGTTTTCCGAAGGTATTCCCAAGAAAACCGCTCAAGCTCTTCAATCGAAGTTGAATGCTCAGTTGACCTCAATGGTGGAAGCGCACAACGCCAAGATTCTCGCAGAGAACACCAAGGCGGCTGAAACCCTGAAAACCGAGTTGGGCGACAAATATGATGCGAGTGTAGTGCTCGTGTCGCGGCTATGGAAGGAATGGGGAAAAACAGAAGTCGAATTCGATAAGGCGTTTGCAACTGAAAGCAGCGCCAACCGAACTACGATGATGCGCTTCCTGTTGAACGTGGCCGCAAAAACCGGAGAGGATTCATCTTTGCGCGGGACTGGGCAGAGGGCGGAAGCGCCTAAACCCGGATACGATTTGAGTAAATTCAATCTTCCGCCAGCAAGGGTGTAGGTCTCTCTAAGGGGAGATTATCGCCATGGCAGACCAGTCTCAACTCGGTTACACGACGCTTACGGACGTAATTAACAGCTACTCGTCCTCAGATGCTCGTGCGCAGTTTGTCCAACCCTCCAAGGTGCTTGCTCGCGCTTGCCCCTTGCTTGAGTTCTTGCCTTTCGTTCCGGCAAACAACATGCTTTTCAACGTCGCACGGCGCACCGATTACTTGGACGTTCCTTCAACGCGCCGGTTCAACGAAGCCGCGAATGTCACTTCGTCCAAGAACACCAACATCACCGACGATATTGCTATGTGGGAAAACTGGAGTGTTGAGGATTCGGCGTTTGCCGATATTCAACCTGATCCCACGGCGTATATGTCCGATCAAATCAGCAACAAGATTGAGGGCTTCAAGCAGAAAATCGAAGTCACGTTGTTTTACGGGAATCCGGCTACCGATGTTGGCGGAATCAGGGGGCTGGCAACGCGAATCAATAACCTTGAATCGGTGCCCAACGGAGATGGAAGCTGGCCTGCGAATGCTTACAACGGCGGACTGACCTCCGGCAACGCCACCAGCATCTGGGTTCTTGAACTCGGAAGAGACAAGGTGCAGGCAATCTATCCCGCTGGAACTCCTGCGGGTCTGGAAATCAACACTATTGGAAAAATTCCGTGGACTATGGCTACCGGGCTGAGTGGCGTTCTCGGACAATCCAAGGCGCTGATGGCGTATGTAACCCAGTGCAAATGGAGCTTGGGGATTCAGATTGTTGACGAACGCTGCGCCCAGCGCATTGCCAACGTCAACCCTGTTCCTCTCCAAGTTGGCGGGTTCGATGAGAACCTGCTCGTCCAAGCACTCGGCAATTTGCCTTCCGCTGGTAACGCTCCCGGCACGGTGATTCTGTGCAGTCGCGCCGTTCTGAACGAGATGAACATTCGCGCAATGTCGCAGAAAACCAACGGCTACTACACGCAAAACCAGGAAACCGGCGACATCTGGGGATCGCGGCGTATTACGCGCTTCCAGGGAATTCAGGTTGTTATGGCCGAAAAGATTTCTAACTCGGAAACCATCATCACCTAGCCTATGTCGCTAGAGGGAGATCATCATGCTTTCAGACGCAATGCAGTATTTCCACGGAACTGGAACGTCGGCTTTCGGGCCGATTACCACCACGGCCAAGACGGGGTTTACTGGCTCTATCGCCACCACTGGAGTCTTGACTATCACCGCAGGTCCAGCCGGGGGCGAACTTCTGGTAGGGGACTCTCTTACGGGAGCTAACATCTCTACCACGCTTGGTCCTACCATCGTGACGGGCATTACCGCAATCACCGCCGCGAACGGCGTTGGCACCTACACTGTCAGCTACCCGCAACTGTCAACCAGCGCAACCATCAATGCTACCCCGGCGCTCTTGGGCGATCTTCTGGTCGTTGGGGCAACCTCACAGCAGAGCAACCAGGAGATTGACTTTGGCGCGCCGAACCCTGGCACGTCCAACCCGTTTATCTCCGCATTCCCGTCTTTGACCGAGAAGGGATACGCCTATCCGCCCGAAATTGTGGGCGACGGTGGAATCCCGTTCGGCGTTCACATCGTTGTTTCCGGGCCGGTTTACGGGAACTCACTCACCAGCATCGCGTTCAATGTCGAAACCGGGGCAGCGACAGGGGCTACAACGATTATCGCAACCAGGTCTTTGACCATCGCGCAACTGCAAGTTGCCGGAGCGCACTACTGGATTCCGGTTCCGGGGAACTCTGTTCTTGAGTTCCTTCGCTGGAACGCGGTCAACACGCCGGCCAACAACGGCTATGTCGGTTCCATCTATTCGTGGTGGGGACCGAAAGCAGGACAGGAGCAGTAGATGAAAGTTGTAGCGAAGTGCCTTGCGTTTGCTTGGGATAGTCTTGCCAAAAAAGCGTACAATCCCGACGCTGGGCCGTTGCCTGACGGCCTCTATGAGATCGACACGGATAGCCAACTGGCTACCTTGAAGACACTTAGAGGCGACTGGATTTTCCAGTATCCCGGCCATGAGGGGCGTCCAAAGCCGGGAGACAAGCCTGTAGCGGCTGTGGCAACGGCAACCATCAAGGAAGTTGTCGAGGCCAAGGCAGAGGCGGTCAAGGTTGATAAGCGCAAGGTGCCAATAACTGCCGAGCGCAAGGCTCAACTCGCGGCAGCACTCGTAAAGGGCCGCGCCGCGAAGAAGGCGCGAATAGCAGAATTGGCGGCTGCTTAGAACGGTCAACCATTCACAGAGGGGCGCGGCTTCGATGCCTCGTCCCTCTTTTTCTTTAGGGAGCCTCGATGAACTACTCGCCTGTGTCCATTGCCAATATAAGTTTGCAGCGCATTGGCGCTAGAGGGACCATCGGATCGTTCACAGAAAACAGCCCTAATGCCATAAAGGTAAATGTGTGCTGGGATGCTGTCCTGCAGGAGGTGCTTTCGGAACGAGAATGGAAATTCGCCAAGACTCGCGTCGCCTTGCAGCAGAACGCGCAAGCTCCAGCGGGCGGGTATAAGTACGCCTATTCTCTGCCGTCAGATTATCTGAGGCTGGTTAGGCCAAGGGAGATACCAGAAGAGCGCCGCATTGCCGATGGAGCCGAGTGGGGTTGGGGCGGTGATGGGTATGGGTGGTTTCGCCACCGCGATATTCCTGTACACCCGCATGAGGTGGTGCCGTATGTCATTGAAGCGGTTCTGAGCGCAGACGGGGTTTCGTACACCAACAATCTCCTGACGCACTATCCGGGGTGCGATACTTACACGAACGTCTGCCCCATCGTCATCAACTACATCCGGCTCATCACAGACTTTACGCAGTTGCTTCCCGGCTTCGTGAACTGCCTTGCGTATCGGCTTGCTGGAGAACTGGCGCTGGCAATCACAGAGGATGAGAGCAAAGCCAAGAGCATGATGCAGATGTACTTCACCACGCTCAACTCAGCGGCGGCCCAGCAGGAGTGTGACTACCTTCAGGATGAGGCCGGTTCGCAGTCATGGGTGCAAGCGGGGCGCTGTTTCGGGAGGCGCTACTGATGCCGAACGTCCTCATAAATTCTTTCAACACGGGCGAGATCAGCGGTTTATGTGAAAGCCGCTCGGACTTGGCTAAATTTTCCTCCGCTTGTCGTACTTTGGAGAACGCGGTTCCTCTGGTTGAGGGCGGCGCGAAGAAGATGCCGGGGACGTACTTCGCCGGGGCCACAGCCTACGGCGGGGCAATGTTCACCGCGTCTATCGCTGGCATCACTATGACCGTCACAGCGGTCAATTATGGCGTTCTGCAGGAAGGCCAAGCAATTACTGGTAATGGAGTATTATCGGGAACTGCAATAGCATTCGGAGGAACCGGGACAGGCGGAGTCGGGACGTATACTCTCACGCCAACACACATAACACAGACGGTGGCCAGCGAGACCATGCAGACAGCCAGCAATGGCAAGAGCCGTTTGGTGCCGTTTCAGTTCTCGACCAATCAGGGGGCGA